ATCTCTACTTATTTTTTAATATTTTGGGCTAATTTTCACCATATTTATGGAAAAAATGGAAAAAAAAATAGTACCGATTTTATAAAAGAGGCAATATTAAAAATTATTGATGGGACAGACCTACCACCAATACATAAAGATAATTAACTAAAAGGATAAACTAATGAAAAAAGAAAAAGTATTAACTTTAAAACCAAAAGCTGAACACACTAGTGTTTATGTATTCCATAATAAAAAATATGGTACAAATTTATTTGTTAATGCATTGGGTGCTGATGGAGCATATCAAGCATTTGATGAATGTGAATTTGCTAACAGATCCGAATGGATAATTATGTTAGAATTAGAAAACCAACCATCATAGGAGAAACAATGTATAAACTACACGTAATAAGACCAACACAAATAGAAGCAGAAAATAGTCCATTAAGATCTAAAGATGGATCTTATAATATAGTTGAAACACATGACTATACTAAAAAACCTACATTTCAAGATATGTATAAACATATAGGTTGTAGCATGATAGAAATGTCTAAAGCTTACTACCCTGAGTATTCTAATAGAAAAGATGGGTATGTAGATATATACTTTGATGAGGAATTTCTTATGCAAGAAGATGCTCAACCAAATATAGGAGCCACTGTTGCTTGGAAAGAATGGCAAAATAAGACAGGTCATATGGCATTGCCAGGATCTGTTTTACATGGTACAGTATGTGTATATCAGGAGGTAAAAGATGAAGCTGCGTGAAGACATTCTTATAGTAGAGCTAAGAGAAAAGTTACGTAAATCTTTAAATGAAGTATTAAAACTTCGTAAAGATCTAGATCTAGAAAAAGAAGAACATCAATTAACTCAATTAAAATACGAGAAAATGAAAGATAATTTAGATGTATTAATAAATGATAAACTAAATACAGCAAGAGCTGCTATAGAGGAGATGCAAAAATGACAGAACTTAAAGATGAACATCTAGAAGTTATATCTAAAAATAAGTCAAAAAAGTATGAAATAGATAATTTAGTAAATCAGTTATCTGATGCTAAAGAATCTGTTGCAGTACTTAGTAATGCTATAGAATGTGGTTTTCTACATGATAAACATTCCTTGATTTTACAAGAATGGATTGTAGAATATGAAGAATTGTCTCAACAATTAGACACACACTTAACGGAGGTAAGAGACCATGGATGAAAGAGCAATGCGTATGCTACTTGCTGGAAAGCAATTAGAAATAGATAAGTTAAAACGTATAATAAAGGAGATGGAAGATAATGATAATGCCAGACAGCGAGACTCTGAGACTAGAAAAACGTCAAAGAGGACTACAAAGAGTAGCGACAGCAATTAACGATCTAAGTATATATGGTATATACCCAACTAACTTTCCAAAGTTAATTCAGGTATTAGAACACGCTAAAGATCATATTAAAGTTGAAATTCTTGCTACTAAAGAACGTATGTTAGATAATTCAAGATACGGAATAAAAGTAGAAGAAGTATATACAGATCCATTAAAAACTGAAGCTCAAAAAGAGTCTGATAAAGTTAATGATATGTATACTGAAAAAGGAATTTAAGAATTCTATAAATAGATCTGCAAATATCTTAACTGCAGTTAGGGTAATATGAAAGACAATGGATATGGGAATTAACCTTCAGTCATTGACTATTAAGATAGATAGAGCCAGATGGGAGACTGTCTGGCTTGTTAAATTTTAGTCATCTTTACAATCCAAGATGTAGGTATATTAGTACGATCTCCATAAGTATAAGATCCGTCTTCTTCAATATATGCTGCAAACAATTTAATAGAATGTTTGTTTTTAGAAAATAGCCAACCCTCGTTTACTGGACGTGCTAGTTTCATGTTAGTAAATTCTTTATGTTCTGCCCAACCTGAATCACTTACACAGTCAACCCACTCAACTCTGTATTTGTCATAAGGTAAAATAGTAGAATCTTTAGAGAAAATTATTTTCTTCTTAGTGAAGCGTTTCTTTACCATTAGGTGCCCATATAAAAGTTGATTTGTCGTTTTCTTCTAGAGCGTCCATGATATTGTCTGGAACATTGTGACCTTCTTCGTCAAAGACTAACTGAAGGTAAGTGCTATATATAATAGCTAAAGCCATTGCATCTGCAGATCTAATAGACATATCAGGATTCTGACCTTTAATAAAGTTGCCAATAGCTTCTGGATTAATTTTATCCAAGAAAGTTTCTGAATAATTCTGTTTAGATTTTTTGGGAAATTTTAGTAATTTATTCATAAGTACGTACTTCTCGCAAGGATATAGTTATTAGTTATTTGGGTTGCAGTAAAAAATCAATGTTATTCTGTATCTTAGGTACAAGTTCATCATAAACTGTACGCCAAAGCATAGAATCATCATAGAAAAAGTTCTTATTCTTCCACATTTCGTGGTAATGACTATAGAATTTAGAGCATATATCAACAGCATCTATGTCTAATTTAATCCAAAAATCCTTTTCACTCATACCATTAGTGTGTAATTGATGATGATGTTTATAACAAAGAGGAACAGTAAATTGATCTCCAACTTTCTGTGAGAAACCTCTAGGCATAGCAAAAGTTATATGGTGAGCTTGAGACTCTGTATGCTGGCAAAGAATACAAGGATTAGATGCTACCCATTTTAGGTACTCTTTGTCTTTGATTCTTTGTACCTTGTCCTCTGATAGTATTGTGCACTTTTTTGTAGCCATAATATATTGCTAAATCTGATAGACCTTCATGTACTTGGTTAGATGCTCTGCGTTCTGACAAACCTATAATGTTTGCTATCTCAATGATACCATAATTAAAATGACAAAACAATTTCATAATTCTAGAAACTCTTTTACCTAGTTCGTCATCAACTTCTTTAACTGCTAATGCAGCACCAAGAGATGAAGTTATAAAGTCTGTGTTAGAATTGTCAATACGTTCTTTAAGAACATTGCCAGTTCCTCCACCTTGGAGTTCACACATAATACGATAACGAGATCCAGCTTCATATTCTTCAATAGATATAAGCTTACGATGATACATATATAATAAACGAGACTCACGTATGTTTAACCATACTTGACGTTTATCTAAGATAGTAGAAATTAACTCTGGTTTCTCAATCTGTCGCATAATTTATTTTATAATTTTTTAGTGCTTTATCAACGAAAGATTTAAAATTTTCGTTTTTATTGTACAAATTATTTAATCTATAAACTCTGTTTTTATTACAATTATGCATACGAGCAATAATGCTCTTACACCCGTACACTTGTGTAGGGTGCAATAGCCAAGAAAGTAAAATACATAAATTATATATTTTATATTCGTTACTATTACTAACGATTCTTTTACCTTTTAATATATCTAAAGATACATTATAAGATGAACTACAATACTTTTGAATATAACTAACCATAGGAAAAATATGAACATTGAATATAGACATAGTGCTTCTAAAACTAATAGTTTTATTGATTCTCCACCTTATTGGATAATTAATAATTTATATGATTTTAGTTCTGAAGCAAACGCCAGAATGAAAATGGGCAGTGTAGCCGAAGCTACAGCAGAACATGCTTTGCAAAACCAAATCACTGATGAAGAAGTTATCATAGATATTGCAAAAACTAAATACATAGAACTTAAAGGCGATGAATCAGATGATGAATGTCTTTGGTCTGGTATAATTGCTAATCAGTTTGTTAAAGAACTTCCTCAATTTGGTAAGATTATATCTTATCAAAAAGAAATAGTTTCACCTGGTGAAAAATATGGTTTAAAATATGATGTAAAAGGTATTACAGACTTTGAGTTTGATGATGTAATCATAGATACTAAAGCTACTGCTTACATAAAAAGACTTAAATCTGGTGCTATTGATAGCAGATGGTACCCAAAAGACGCTGATTTGCGTCAACAAGCCCTTTACAAAGACCTTTTTAATAAACCGACAGCTCTACTCTATTGTTCTTACAAGGACGTTTATAGCGTGGATATGGAAGGCAGAGAGGGTCATTTAGAGACTATCATACAAGCTATGAAACATATTGAACATATTATGGAAATAGCTAAAAATAAGGAAGATATAGTTAAAATGTTTCCATTAACTATGGACAATTTTAGATGGGGAAAATCTGATAATGAACCATCTAGAAAATATGCAAAAATGATTTGGCAAGAGGCCTTTAAATAGGTTATAAGAGTTAATGCAAAAGTTTGGAAAAATAATAAAACAAATAAATAGGAGAACAAACATGGAACACGAAACATTTGAATGCACATTTAAAAAAGCATTCGAGAAAGATGATGGTCAAGTTACTGTCTATATTAACAAAGATGATGGTACAGACATGACTGTCTATGGTGAAGCTTTAGGCTCAGCAAGATGGCCAGCAGGTGCAAGATTAAAGATTGATGCTCAACCTGTTAGAACAAGTAAAACTGGTAAGCAATATCAAACTGCTTCTAGAATACAATGTTTAAGTGAGGTATCAGATAATTCAGTATCAACTTCTGTTAATGCTACTTACTCTGCTAACACTACTCATGCAACTGTAAAACCAGTAGATCAATTTTCTGAAAAGTATAGATTAACTATGAGTAATCTTATAGCTTCTTATATGTCAGGTGGCAAAGTACCAACTGATTCTGAATTTCAACAAATTGATAATTTAGTAAGAAAAGTATTAGATGCAAAAGCTAATAGTGTTGAAGAAATACTAAAAGACGATGTACCATTTTAACAATTTCTTATCTCCCTCGAGTTAGAAAATAAGGCATTACTGTTACCTTTCAGTAGTGCCTTTTTATTATGAAATGTAAACTTTGTAAAAAAACTGCAATCATTATACACAACAAAGAATATTATTGTGCAGATTGTGAATTAAATAGATTAGGAATTTATGATAGAATTATTAATGATGTTGATTATTCCAACAGAAATAGATCCTGCAAAATTAACAATGAAATATATTCTAAAAGAACAATTTATAGATTATAAATCTTGTGATGAATATGTTGATAAAAATACTTATTTTAAAGAAGATGGTTTATATTATAAAATAAATACCAAAGAGTATCAAATTATGTTAACATATTGTAAACCAACTGAGGATAAAAATGATAACTGAAAAACGATTAGAAGATGCACTAACATTTCTTTCAGAAACAGATGTAGAAAATGCTGAATCAAATGCTACTGTAAAATATTTAGATAGATTACTTAAACGTAAAAAAGCATTACACATTACAGGTAATACAGGAGATAAAAGTATATCTGCAAAAGAACAATCTTATTATGCTAGTGACATTTATAAAAATGCAGTAGATGAAATATTTAATGCTGAAGTAAAAGCATCTACTTTAGAAAACAAACGTGATAAAGAAGGTTTAATTATAGATCTCTTTAGAACATTAGAAGCAAGTAGACGTAAAAATAATATATGATTTATAAATTTAAAAAATGGGTTATACTTCCTGCTTATGCTGAAGTTATTATTAAAGCAGATTCAGATGAAGATGCAATAAAAATAATTCATTCTTTAAATCCTAATAGTTTGACTTGGCAACAAGCTGAAACTGTAGACCAACGTATGACATACGAAATTGTTAATGATAGATTATCAGATTAAATTGTTTAGAGCTATTATCAATCAAGCAATACATGACGCTATGTATGATGGTGTATATAAATATCATATCATAGATAAACGTGAAGCTATTACATGGCTTGTTAGTGATTCTATAGACTTTAGAACTATTTGTTCTTATGCTGACATAGATCCATCTCAAGCTACTCGTAAGTTTACTGAAGCTATGAAGTTAGATTTGTATGCTTTAAGAGATGATCAAACTAAAGTATTAACTAAAACACGTAAAAAATATAAACATTCAGGTAAATTTAGGTTAACATTTAATGACTCATAAGGATATATTTAAAGACATGACATACGAATCACTTAATAAACAAGTAGACGGAACACACTATAAAAACATGAAGATTCAACCAGCTCATTTTATTAATGAGAATAAACTTCTATTTGCAGAAGGTAATGCTATTAAATATATATGCAGACACGCTGCTAAAGGAAAAGAAAAAGATATAGAGAAAGCTATTCATTACTTAGAAATGATTATAGAAAGAGATTATTAATCTATTTTTTATAACCAAGTCCAGACTTTCTATTCTTATATAATTTCTGCCAAGACCAAGAACTAAGTTTACTTGAGTGATGATAAATAAATAATACTATTGTTTTCATTTTGAAGAATTTATAAAACCATAGATTCTACTAATTGCTTTGTCAATACCACTTAACTCACCTTTTATGTGCTGTTGATCACTCTTAATTTCAACTAAAGTTATTAACGCCCATACTAAAATTCCAAATAA